AAATTTTTATCATATACAAATTCAACGATATCAGAATTTGTAATTTTTTGCCCATCCCAAGTGTCATTTTCTTTACAACGAAGTTGTCCATCATACATGGGTATTTGAATAGAACACGCGTTATCATCTTCTGGATCAAATGGTTTAAATTGACTCTCAAAATGTCTGTTGTATGATAATGAAGCATCTCCTGTATTATTCATTTCCTCAATGAAATCATCTCTTGTAAATGGTTTTGGATCTTTATCATAGGTAACATGTAGAGAACAATTCATGAATTTAGTCATTACATATTCATCTCCAACTTTAAAGGGTTTTTCAGTTTCATTTAGAAAACGAATTTTAAAATCGATACTATTAAATGTTGAATCCTTCCATTTCAATAGACGTTTGAACTCCTTTCCACTTTTAATGAATTTTTTTGTAGATACTTTATCATACAAGGAATTACCTCCAACCTTATCGATTGGTGTAAATATCAATCCATCATTCTCATATATATCATTTTCAATATCTTTGAAACATTCTTTACATTCAGAGTGAAATTTATCAGTTGTCATAGGAATGAATTTTTTCAGTAATACTCTGGGTGTTACTCCTAAATTAGTTGGATGAACGGTTTGTACTGCTGCAACAATCTCTTTTGCATATTCTAAACGTTCATTAAATAATTTACTTCTAATGTCTGTTCCTTTGTAATAATAACAATCAAACACCAAATAATCTGCTAATTTATCGCCATTTTTCGTATTCAAAATCATTTCACCATCAAACACAGAACCAAAATATTCTTCGTTGAAGATATAGCCAGTAGGCTGATATAATTCTGTTTTGGAACCAAATATGAATAATTCTCCAGTATCACAGATAAATCCAGTCATTCTAAGTCCATCTGATTTTGGAGTAACATAATATTCTAATGCTTTTTGTTTCATGATGCGCAATCTATCCATATTAAGTGAAATTACTTGAGGACTAATTTTGTATCTTGATTTATTATCACGAATTTCTGTTAGATCATTGCCTATTTTTTTTTGAAGTATAGTTTCATAATATGCTTTTTCTACATCATTGATTTGTATTATAGAAGTAATTTTCCACGAGTTTCTAAATGCACACAATATTGTTTCCATTATTTCTGTCCATAACTGCATATTGTGTTCAGAATTGGTTTCATTTATTATATCGGGTACATATTCAACTTCTATTTCATAATGTTCTTTCGAACTTAATGTACCAGATTCTCTTAAATTATTTGCAACTTTTCCTTTCCTAACAGCAGTTAAATCAACTGAATATAATTCTTCTACTAAATATGAATACCTATTCTTTAGTCTAAAAGATTTCTTTAATCTTTTCCAATTCGCCAATATATTACTAAACTCACTGCTATTTGGATCGACTGGTATTTCTTTCTTTAAATTTATCTTACACCCGATACTTAGATACTCAGCTTTTTCAGGAGTTTTATGAATAACACACCACGTCCCTCTCGGTAGATTATCTAAGGTATCATTTCTAAAATATAACTCAATGTAATGTTTTCCAAATATAGTTATTCTAAATGAACCAATTGCTATATCCAGACTCTTTGCGCGTTCTCTTATATTCCTCCACACTCCATTACATGATTTTTCCTTACATAAATCCATCACTCTCATAAATGATTCCCTATTCGGTTTTGGCTCTTTTACTATACATTCAAACTCATAAATGTTATTATTATATGCGTCATTGCTGAAATCAGTTATATGCGTTTTATCAAGTGCTGATAATTTCATTCTTGTTTCTACCATAACTATATATAATTTAAGTCATTTTTATTATGTTTTACAAGTGAGTCGTATTTTATTTTTTATCTTTAATCAAACGTACATTAAGAGCTTTTTGAAAATGTTGTGTATCTGTATCCTTTGATGTTCTAAATTGAACTTTGTCTCCAATTTTTATTTTCTTTATTTCTGGACAAACAAAAGTACCCGTATTAGAAGCATCATCGCTTTTAATAAACACACATCCCCCCTTTACAACATTAGTTACAGTACCATATTTTGTGATTTGAGACTTTTTTGAATTGGTTCTTTTATTTTTAGAACTTTCACTATTAACTTCTTTCGTATCAGATGTAGTAATATTTCTCCTATTGTTTGTTTGTTTGTTGTTTGTTGTTTGTTTGTTGTTTGTTATTTGTTTATTTGTTGTTTGTTTGTTTGTTTGTTTGTTATTTGTTTGTTTGTTATTTGTTGACTGATTATTTGCTTTTTTAGTATTGTTATGTTTAGTTTTTAGAGATTTTTTGTTTGTAATCAGTTTATCTGGGATATTTGATTTAGATTTTTTTGTGTGTGAAACCTTTTGTTGTCTTTTTTTTGTTTTAACAACACACCATTCTTCAACATTCGGAAGTTCAATTCTACAGTCCTCTTTATGCATTTCTTTAAGTTCTTTAAGAATTAGCATATCGTCAAGAACTTCTGCATCACCCCACCATTTCCTATTAAGATCTTGAAAAATAGAGGGAGCAGACATATGATTGTATAATTATTATTAGAGAAATGGTCTTAATATTTATATAAAGATTAGACGAATATAATATCATATGATCATGTATAAATTTTTTTTTATAGTTAACTCATTATTTGGCAGTGCTTTAGTGAACAATAATATTCGGATATATAGAAATAAGAATGTTATAATGGCAAGGAATAAGTACACACCACTGATGTCATTTAACAACACATCGAATAACGATGTGAACGAGCCCGATATTATAGAGAAATATAGTAATTGGTTTGGGTGGTTTCCTGCCGAAAAGAAATGGAAAAGTGTTCGTTTTACCGTATATTCGATATTAGCCGGATATATGTTGGGGGAAGGTATTCAGAATTGGATCGATTATTCCAATTCTCCAAATTTAGATTTTTGAGTTAATACGTTTGAGTATAAGATTATTTAATCTAAATGTAATTATTGGTAATGTCCTCTATTTTAGAAAATAATAATGAATCGGACGAGGACATCAATCCGAACGATGATTCGGATTTGAAATTTGAACATATGGGATTAAATAAAAATATTTTGCGAGGTATTTTTTCGTATGGTTATGAGATTCCGAGTCCGATTCAAAGGAAGGCAATACCAATATTTTTAAAAAGAAAAGACATAATTGCACAAGCGCAATCTGGTACAGGTAAAACTGCAACATTTTCGATTTCAATTCTACAATCAATAAATGAAGAAGTTTCAGATGTTCAAGCAATAATTATGTCGCCAACACGAGAGTTAAGTGAGCAAATTTACACAGTAATAAAGGGGTTAGCAAAATATACAAAAATCAAATTTGCGTTGTTACTTGGTGGACAATCGAGAAATGATCAAATAAAGCAACTAAGAGATGGTGCACAGTGTGTGATATGTACACCAGGGAGAATTAATGATTTTTTACATAACGATTGTATAAATATAAGAAATGTGAATTATCTTGTTCTGGATGAAGCAGATGAACTTTTGGCAAATGCATTTATTCATCAAATAAGAAATGTTGTAGAAATTCTACCAAATGAAACACAGATATGTCTATTTAGTGCTACTTTACCAAAATATTGTCATGAAATTGCCGATAAATTTCTTGTAAATCCCGAAAAGATTATTGTTAGAAAAGAACAACTAACATTAGACGGGATTACTCAGTATTATATTGCTACAGATAATGATAAGTTCAAATACGATGCAATAACGGATCTATACTCGTCAATGATAATAAATCAATTGATAATATATTGTAATACAAAACAAAGGGTTATATATTTAGCTGACAATTTGATAAGAGATGGGCATACTTGTACGTGTATACATAGTGATTTAACAACAAATGAAAGGATGGAGACTATGTATAAATTTAGAAAAGGAGATAGTAGGGTACTTATTTCAACTGATTTATTAGCAAGAGGTATCGATGTACAACAAGTATCTCTTGTAATTAACTATGATATTCCAAGAAATATTGAAAGTTATATTCATCGCATAGGGAGAAGTGGAAGATTTGGAAGAAAGGGGATTGCTTTAAATTTTGTTTCTGGAAATGATAATGAAACAATGAAAAGAATAGAGCAATTTTACTGTACAGAAATCAAGGAACTCCCATCAAATGTAGACTCATTATTTAATCAAACAAGGTAAATGTGCATTTCAATGATTCGCCGACGGTCATAACTCCACCCTTATTATCAAACTCTCCGCAATATCTTGGTGCAGAAAATATAGTTACGAGTTCACGATTCCCATAGAACTCATACCCGTCTTCAACAACTTGATGCGCTCTACAAATCATTTCAAGTTTATTGTCTTTTAAAAACTGGTGTAGTACGTCTCTACAAAAAAGATAAGAAACCCCTCTATCATTCGGATGCCAACCTTGTAGAAATGTAGGACCTTCCGTTTCTGGATCAGACCAAAGTAAATCGCATAATATTCCTTCTTCTGAAACTTCAGTGGGTCTTTTTATTTTGTTAATATCTTTGTAATTTTTTAAGAAAGGAGATAAACCACCATGCATACACAACATAACTGGATCTTCTGGGGGTGCTAATCCAACAGTTGCTGCTACAGGCATTACATTAAATACGTCTACAAAATGTTTCCATAATTTGATAGAGCCTCGTCTCTTGCATTCATCGTGAAATCCATATACACGAGATACATCGGCTGTTTCATGATTCCCTCTTAATAGAAAAACATGATTATGATATAATATTTTGAAGCAAAATAATAGACAGACTACTTCTATACTTCTTTGTCCACGATCAACATAATCTCCTAAAAACATATAACGATTTTTAGAAGAAGGATATCCTAATTTATTAAAAATTTGTAGCAAATCACTATATTGACCATGAATATCTCCACAAATATGAACAGGCGCTTGTACATTAAGCAACATATTGTCTTGTTCGATTACAGTTTTGGCTTGTCGGATAAGCCAAAACATATATTTTATAGGTATTGGTAAAGTATCACTATTAGAAATGAGTAAAGCCTGTATTATATTTTGTATGTTTTTATGAATAATTGTTAAATCAACTATGGTATTTACCATTATAATTTTGAATCTATTTTTAAATACTAAAAAAATTTACCGTTCTGTTTGTTGTATAAATGAAATCTGTTTTCTTAAATCATCCATATCTGCATGAATTCCACAAGTATCTGGGCATTTTAATTGAATAGGAGCTTGAGTCTGTACTACTGTTGGTGTTTGAACAGGTTCTATTTTAGGAGGTATATATAATGGAGGAGATGTTGTTACCGGTGTTGGAGGAGATGTTGTAGCAGAATTTATTAGTTCTTCAAAATGAGTTACGCATTCGCCCTCACTCTCGCTTCCTTTTGATTCATCAAGTTTACAAAAGATTCTTTTATTGCCATTGATTACATATCTTCCGCTATCCGGTTGTCCTGTTTCGTCTCCACGAGTTGCATCACATTTTTTCCACTTTATACCATCGCAAGTATTTTGGTCGGTATATTTATAATAACAAGTATTATTCCTAATTAGACCATCTGGTCTTTCTTGACATTGGTTATTGGCACTGGACATTGTATTCGGAGAAGAATTATTTATATTTTCCTCCCAATCTGACACACATTCGCCTTCACTCGAGCTTCCTTTTGATTCATCAAGTCTACAATAGATTCTTTTATTGCCATTGATTACATATCTTCCGCTATCCGGTTGTCCTTTTTCGTCTCCACGTGAAGCATCGCATTTTTTCCACTTTATACCATCGCAATTATTTTGGTCTGTATATTGATAATAACATCTACCATCTCTCATTTTTCCACCACTACGCGCTCCTCCACAATCAGAATCATTACCTTCCCCTCCTTTTTGCCCAGGGTTATTTTGGGTAAAGGATTCGGTTAATTTAGAATGAATAAATATTACAGGCAATAGGAGTATTAAAAAGAGAATAATGTTAGTAATATTAGAGGCACTCATATTACTATATAAAATAGTTTTTGTAGAATTAGTAGTAATAATATTAAATACATGAAATTATGAATAATTTCATAAATATAAGTGTGATTGCATCCTTAATTGTATTATTGTGGTATTGTTTCAACTTTAATGAAATAGAAGAGTTCATTACAATACAAGAATTAGAGCCAATAAATAAGTTAAGTGATATGGACCTGTGGGAAAACAATAATAGGTTGCTATGCGAAAATAATAGACTTATTGATAGAATAAATAGTATGGAAAAATACATCAAAGAAATTGAAAGTTCGAAAAATAATAATCAATATAAGAAGGAAGAAGATGAAAGAAAAAGTGAAACAATATCTGAAAATTGAGAAAGAAATCGAAGCACTAAATGAGAGATTAAAACAACAAAAGAGAGAAAAAGAGACAATTGGTAATGAAATAATGAAGTATTGTCAATCATTGTCTAAGAATCAAATAAGTTTGCCGGATGGAAGTAATTTGAAAATATATAATAATAAGACGTATCAAAATTTGTCATATTCGATGTTGGAGAGAAATTTACAGCAATTTAATATGAAACATAATTTAAATATTCCAGTAAAACAATTTATAGATTATTTGAAGTTACAGCGTGAGAGTAAAACAAGTATGGAGATGAGATATTTTAGGTCTTAGTTTGTACTAAATCATACTATTGACTTCACTATCAATTTCATTTAATATGTCTTGTTCTTCCGTTGTCAAATTTGGAGTTTCTGATTCTATTAATTTTGTAATGGTTTCTATAATTTTATCAATAGAATTTGTTGAGGAGCTTGATGTGGTTGATGTACCACTCGTTCCGCATACACCTGCCGTTTTATTCTTCTTTTCGACTACGAATTTAGACATGTGTTCACATTCTATAGCAAAATCATATAGATCACAATGGCAATCATACTTACTTGGAAAGTTATTATTATGAATGATTTTATGTAAAAATGTTAATTGATGTTCTTGTTGATTTAAGAGTATGTCGGTACCGATGTTAAAAAAGTACATGGGGTTTTTCACATAAAGACCATATAAAAAATACATTTCAAAAATATAAGGTACACGAAAATTACCTGTAGTACATTTATTACATTTTGCCATATATACAATATTTCTAATAATGACACTAAATAGTTTTTTTTTCTCTGTAGATACTTTCAAAACTTTATCTTTAGCTGCAAGTTCTGTAACTATTGTTGAAAATTCATTGCTTGAAAATAGTGAATTATTCCAA